TTTAGAAAATATTATTTTAAACGCACAGTATAGAATTTTTAGAGATGTTCCTATTGATGCAGATAGAAAACAACAGTTAGGTAATTTAGTTGCTGGACAAGAATCAATCAATGCTCCAGCAGGATCATTATTTATAAGAGGTATACAAGTTTACGATACTGCAGGATCAGAGACTACAGGAGCTAACAGATGGTTGGAAAAAAAAGATTATACATACTTACAAGAATATCAAGATGTAACAGGAACAGCGGCAGCTCAGGGACAACCTAAATACTATGCTATGTTTGGTGGAGGTACAGGAGAATCTGATACAACATCAGGACGTATAGCTTTTGCTCCAGTTCCTAACACAACTTATAGATTTAGAGTGCATTTCAATAAAATGCCAGATCTTTTAGAGGGTGATAATGTTAATTATATTAGTATGAATTTTTCAAATGGCCTATTATATTGTTGTCTATCAGAGGCATATGGTTATTTAAAAGGCCCTATAGATATGTTGACTTTATACGAAAATAAATATAAACAAGAAGTACAGAAGTTTGCTAACGAGCAAGTTGGTAGAAGACGAAGAGATGACTACACTGATGGCACTGTTCGTATACCAATAAACTCAGCAAACCCGTAGGAGATAAAATATGGCAAATACAAGCGCAATATGTTCAAGTTTTAAACAAGAACTTTTACAAGGTAAACACAGTTTTGAATCTTCAGGTGGTCACACTTTTAAGATTGCGTTATTTGATAGTGATGCAACTTTAGGTGCTTCTACGACAGATTATTCAACATCAGAAGAAATTACAAATACATCAGGAACTGCATATACAGCGGGTGGTGCAACCTTAACTAATACTGGAGTTGGTTTAACAGGCACAACTGCATTTACAGATTTTAGTGATGTAACTTATTCATCAGCTTCTTTTACTGCAAACGCTGCATTAATTTATAACACAACAACAAACGGTGGCTCAAGCACAACCGATGCTGTTTGTGCAATTGCATTTGGTGGTGATAAAACAGCTAGTAACGGAACTTTTAAAATAGAATTTCCTACAAACGACGCTACAGCAGCAATCATTAGATTAGCATAGGAGGCCGACCATGTCGGTATCTTCAGGATGGGGCAGGTTCACCTGGGGTCAAGCATATTGGAGCGAAAGCACAACTCTTAAAACAGGTTGGGGTGCACAAGCCTGGAATGATGGTGAGTGGGGTGAACTTAAAGATATAACTATATTTCCAACTGGTTTATCTATTACATCTAGTATTGGTTCAGTTGACATACCTGATCAAATAATTACACCTACAAGTTTTGAAATTACAACTTCACAAGGTGAAGCTTTTGTTCCTGTATCAATAGATACTAGTTTATCAGCTACGTTCTCAATAGGTTCAGTATCCGTGGTTGATATGCAAGTTGGATTAACTGGCCAACAAGCAACATCTTCTGTTGGTTCTTTAACTGTTAACGATTTAACAATTGGTCTAACAGGTCAAGAATTTACTGCAAGTCAAGGAACTGCAAAAGCACCGAATGAAACAGCAATTCTTTCTGGTCTATCTATAACTTCAACCCAAGGAACCGCAGCTGCAACCTCAACAACTGAGGCTTCTCTAACAGGTGTATCTTTTAGTGCTAGTATTGGAACCGTAGTTATACCAAATGATGTAGTTCAGCTTTCAGGTGTAGAAGCAACATTTAGTCAAGGAACTATTATAGGATTAGGTAGTGCCGTAGCTCAACCGTCAAGTTTGAGCATGACATCTAGTGTTGGTTCTTTAACTATAGAAGAGGGTCTAGGATTAACCGGTCAATCTTTTAGTGCTAGTGTTGGCTCTCTTTCTATCAATGATATGACCATTGGATTGACTGGATTATCAGCATCATTTAACATTGGAGCTGTCGATATCTTTGCTTATGGCGATGTTGACACTGGCTCAAATACGTCTTATAGTAATGTTTCAACAGGTTCGAACGACACATATTCGGATGTTGCAACTGGATCAAATACAAGTTATACTGATGTAGCAGCGTAGGAGAATTTTTTATGGCATCAACATACACACCTTTAGGTGTAGAACTTCAAGCAACCGGTGAAAATGCTGGTACTTGGGGTACAAAAACAAACACAAATTTACAAATCATCGAACAAATATCTGGTGGTTATACAACTCAAGCTGTCTCTGATTCAGGAGACACAACTCTTTCAGTATCAGACGGTTCTACTGGTGCAACTCTTTCTCATAGAGTTATAGAATTTACAGGGTCTCTTACAGGGGCTAGAAATGTAACAATACCTTTAGATGTTCAAAACTTTTACTTTTTAAAAAATGCAACATCTGGTTCTCAAACTGTAACATTTAAATATGCAACAGGTACAGGAACTTCAGCTGCGGTTGCAAGTGGTAAAACAGTAATTGCATATGCAAAAGCAGATGATGGAACTAATCCAAGTATTGATACAATATCATTAGCTAGTGATGTAGTTGATGATACTTCACCACAATTAGGTGGTAACTTAGATACTAACTCTTTCATGATAGACTTTGACGATGCTCATGGTATTAGAGATGAAAATGGAGCAGAACAATTAATTTTTGAAACAACTTCTTCTGCTGTAAACCATATAGATATTACAAATGCTGCAACTGGTTCTGGTGCACAGATTGGTTCAGTTGGAGATGATTCAAATATTAATTTACGTTTAAGATCTAAAGGAACAGGTCTTCTTGAAGTTATGGGTGCAACAAACCCAGGTTCAATTCAACTTAATTGTGAAGCCAACAGCCACGGGATTAAGCTTACTGGACCCGCACATGCATCTGGGCAGTCTTATGAACTTAAATTTCCTACTGGGAACGTTACAGCAGATAGATTTTTAAAAGTAGCTAGTGTTACTGGTTCAGGCGCAACGGGTGTTGGACAGTTATCTTTTGCTGAAGTATCAGGTGGCACATCATGGCAATCAGTAAAAACTTCTACTTTTACGGCAGTGGCTGGTGAAGGTTATTTTATAGACACAACATCTGGTGCAATAGAAATGGATTTACCCGCAGGAAGTATTGGTGATGAAGTATCATTTATAGATTATGCAGGAACATTTGATTCCAATTCTTTAACAATAGATCAAAACGGTTCAGAAAAAATTGCAGGATCAACAGATCCTTTAACAGTATCAACAGAAAGAGCAGCGAATACTTTAGTTTATGTAGATGGCACACAAGGTTGGCTCTTAAAGAATAATTAAGGAGATCAATGGCTACTTATAAATCCATAGTAGGTCAGAAGATTAAAAAAGTTACTTCTGATCCTTCAAATCCAATAGAAGGTCAAATGTGGTATAACTCTACATCTGGAACTTTAAAAGTAAGATTAACTGTAGCTGCAGCATTTGCATCAGGAACATCTCTTCCTATAGCTATGGGAAGAGGAGGACGTGCCGGAACTTATACGGCTGCATTATCTCATCACGGTAATTATGGTCCAGGCCCTCAACCTAATGATAATAAAACTTTTGAATATGATGGAACTTCATGGACTGAAACTGGAACGTGTAATCAAACTATGAGAGTTTTAGGAAGTTCAGGATCACAAACTTCTGCTATGGCTTTTAATGGTGCGTTAAACCCAAACAACCCTTCTTTTCCACCAGCTCAATCTAATAAAACTGAAAGTTATAATGGTTCAACTTGGACAAACGAAACAAACTATCCGACAGTCGCTCAAGGGAGCACCGGAACTGGTGCTAGTGAAACATCTACATTAGCTTTTGGTGGTGGAGTTCACCCTAGCCCAACGCCTTTTACTTCTACCGATTGTAAATCATACAATGGATCTTCTTGGACAGCAGAACCAGCAATGAATTTAGCTTCTTATGCAATGGGTGGAGCAGGAACAGAAACTGCAGCTTTAAAATCAGGAAGATATGATCCAATAGGACCAGCAACTAATCAAGCAGAAGAATTTGATGGTTCATCATGGACAAATGTAAATACATCCTCTAATTCAAGAAGAAATAATTTTGCAACAGGTGGTCCTCAAACAGCTGCTTTTTCAGCTGGAGGATATGGCCCAGGTTCACCATCTCCCAACATAGCTGCAGCAGAGTCTTATGATGGAACTTCTTGGGCTACCATGGCAAATTTATCTAGAGCTGGTGAAAGAAGTGGATCTTCTTTACAAACACCAAACGCAAATGCATTAGTGTTTGGAGGAGGTGGTCCTTACACAACATCAGTAGAAGAATTTACAGCGGCTTTTGTAGGAACAAAAACGGTAACAACGAGTTAATTATGGCAACGTATAAAGAATTACATGGACAAGCAGTTAAAGATGTAGCTTCAGATCCAACTAATACCGGAGAAATTTTTTACAACTCATCGACAGATACATTTAGATCGATTGTTATATCAAAAGCTTGGCATAGCGCCACGGCTTTACCTTCAGTTGTAACGGCTGGAGCAGGTGCGTTTGGAACTCAAACAGAGGGTGTGGTAGCTGGAGGTTTAATTTCAGCTTCTATAAATACAACCTCTGAATATAACGGTTCAGGTTGGTCAGGTGGTGGAAATTTAAATACAGCTAGACACGCATTAGCTGGAACTGGAACTGAAACAGCAGGTTTATGTTTTGGTGGTAAAGTTGATCCAGGTGGAGCTAATCCAGCAAACGTTGAAGAATATAATGGGACTGCTTGGTCTGAAGTAACTGATCAACCACAAGCATTAATGTCGGCAGTAGGTGCCGGAACACAAACAGCAGGATTAAGTATTGGTGGTCAAACAGGTCCATCTTCTCCTAGTAGAATAAATAATGTATATCATTATGATGGAACTAATTGGACAGACGGTGGTGCTTTACCTACTGCTACAACATCTATGGGAGCGGGTGGAACATTAACGGCAGCAATTGCTTTTGGCGGAAGAATACCACCTGACACTCTAACAGGTAACACATATGAATATGATGGATCTTCTTGGACAACAAGTCCTGGATCAATGAATACTTCAAGATTTGGTTTAGGAGGTTGTGGAACACAAACTTCAGCTTTAGCTTTTGGTGGTAGCACAACACCTGATTTTACTGCATACAGTGCTAAAACTGAAGAATACGATGGTACGACTTGGTCAGAAGTAACTGATTTACCTGCGGGCACATACACTCCAGCAGGTTTTGGAACATCAACCGCAGCTGTATCAGCTAGTGGGGGTGTCCCAGGTGGAACAACTGCTGTCAATGAATGGAATGTATCAACAAACGTAATTACAGCTGCAGCATGGGCTAGTAGTAATAACATGAATACAGCTAGATCTTATGCAGGAGGAATGTTAGGTTCAGATTCAACTCAAAGTGCAGGTATGGCTTTTGGTGGACAAGATTCAACTGGAGTACTAGCTTTAAACGAAGAGTATGATGGTTCATCTTGGTCTGAAAGTGGAGATTTAGGTACAGCTAGAAGATGGCACTATGGAGCAGGATCACAAACTGCTGCTCTTTGTGCAGGAGGTGTAGCAGCGGCAGCAGCAACTCCGGTTACATCTAATACTGAAGAATACGATGGTTCATCTTGGTCTGAGGTAACTAACATGGGAACTGGAAGATATAATGGTGGTTCAGGCGGAACTCAAACAGCTGCATATGTAACTGGAGGAAGTCCAGCCCCTAGTTATACAAATGCAACAGAGGAATATGATGGAACAAATTGGACTGCAGGGGGAGACATGTTAGTGTCTAAAGGATATTATGGTGGTGGAGGCACTCAAACAGCTGGAATAGTTATGGGTATTGGATCTGGTAGCACTGCTTCATATCATTATAATGGTTCAAGCTGGACCGCAGGTGGAACTATGAATAGAGGTTGCTCTCAAGGTACGTATGCCGGACTTCAAACAGATGGTATTGCTTTTGGTGGAACTCCTCCAACAACTGCAACAGAGGGTTACGATGGAACAGCATGGTCGACAAGACCAAGTATGGCAACAGCTAGATATGCGTTAGCAGGATCAAGTGGAACAGCCGCATCAGCTTTAGGTGCTGGAGGATTTGCTCCTCCTTTTAGTAATAGCACTGAAGAATTTACTGGAGAAACAACAGCTGCAAACGTAAAAACTATTACAACAAGTTAAAAACTATGATATACAAATATTAAAAGGAGGAAATATGGCACTATTTATATATGGTACTGCAACAAACACTGGAAAAGGATTCTTTACTGCTGAAGACAGAAGAGCATTCTTTCTTAGAGGTTATCCTGCAAACGTCTGGGTCGTTGGTAATAACGAAAAAGGCGCTTTATGGTTAGCTGAAAAAAACGGTGTTGAAAAGACAAAAGCAGAAGCACAAGCTTTAGTTGACGCTGAAATTCAAGCGGCACAAGCTGCGTGGGATGCTCAGTCTGATGAAGAAAAAGCAGATCCAAGTAGACCAAGACCTGGTGATATAACTCTTCCATAAGGAATTTTTAAATGGCTAGTTACGAAGAAATACACGGTAAGCGAGTAGAGACATTTTCGTCTGACCCTACGCTAGACTCTAGTTATGAGGGACAGGTGTGG